TTAGGCTTCTTCATCACAATGCTCCGTAACAGGCAGGGACTCGATATCGAGTTGCGTACGCTGATAGGCGGCGTCGCGCTCCCACTCATACGCAACGTGATGAACCATCATTGCTGAAATGTCTTCGCCCAAAGCGGTAACTGAGCGGCCGAGATTGCTTGCGAAGGTTGCCATCGCACCAACAAACGCCGCCCACTTCAAAGGGCGCGGTGGTACCACTTCATCTTCGATATCTTCCGACTCGCTCAGCACTTACTGACCTACCTTGTTGACCGCCTTGCCTGAGCCGTTAGTGCCCCGGCCGGGCGTGTACTTAGGCGGCATGAGCACGCTCGGACGCGGCTTCCGCTGAGATGGCCGCCCAGTTGCCATAGGCGCCCGAAGGCTCGACACTCCCGACCGGCCCTGCCCCGGCTGCTTGTTCGGTACGCTCATAAGGATTTCCATTCGTGGATTCAGGGGAACGCCAGCCGGGCGGCCCCAGGTGTGGTTGCATGTAGTTCTCGGCTCGCGGAACACAGGTTGGTTCCCCGCACGCTTGGGCGCGTCTCGTCTCGTTGTCGGTCCGCGTCCCTGTAGAGGGGAAGCTTCGGCCCCTGTAGACCGCTGAGACGGGCCCCAGACCGGATCTGGGGAGGGGAGCCCCTGCGCGCCACCGAAACCACCAACCTCCGGGTGGTGCGCGGGGGCTCCCCGCTTATCGGTACGCGCACCCCTGAGTGATGGGGCCTGCTTCGCCATCCACGGCGAGTCCACGCACCCGCTGAAACTCCCGACACACCCGTTCGCTTTCCGGACCGTAAACACCGTCGACACCAAGCCTGTATAGGTGCAACATCTGCCCCTGCCAGTGCCGGATATCTTCACCGGTCATCAACGGATCGGTAAGCCGGAACGTGCGACCAATTGCGGGGATTGCCGGTGGGCGGACATCCGGTCCCCAGTTGACGAACATCCTAGGGTCAAGGTTCGCCTTGGCCCGGTCGGCAGCCACATGGGTCCAGGTCTTGTGCCCTTGCCCCGTGTACCACTTCGCTTTCCAGTTGTTCCACGCCGCCCAGTAGAGGGCCCGCTGGCCGTCCAGGCTTCCGATGATTTCAACAATCATGGGCTTGCGCCCGGCCCGGCATTCGTTCACCAACCAGGCAAGCCAATCTGCTGTCCACGACACCCGGCCGAAATCCCCGGCACACGCCCACAACCGATTCTTGACGGGCTTACCTGACCGCACACGGGAGTAGTCGCGGGCGGGTAGGCGAGCAGCGGGGACATGGAACCCGGAGGTGTGGTTCTTATCCCCGCAGCAACCCAGGATGGGAACACCCAGGGCTTCCGCCCTATCAATGTCAGCATCAATGCCAGGACAGCAGATGCAGCTAGCCACGGTCCCTTTCGCCGCCCGGAAGGTTGTCGTAGACGTTGGTACGCCCACCGGCCTCGGGATCGTCCCGCCTGCTGCTGGTCATATGGTTGCCAAGCCTGCCGGCCACCCGTGCTTCGTCATCTTCCCTGGTGAGCAGACCGAACCGCATCCGCCGCTCAAGGGTCATCTTGGACGGATCCACCAGGTCACGCCGGCCGTTGGCCAGGGCATCCAGTACGGCCTGGTCATCGTCCACGTCCACGGCCGGTGCGCCCTCGACGACGCCGCGCCGGTCAGGCTCAGGGTCCAGCTCGGCGGGGCTGGTGTCCACCTCAGGCTTGCCGAGGGCGGAACCTGCAATCATCCCCGACGACTCGGATACGTTCGGGTTTTCGGTCGGGTCGTCTGCGTCTTCCTCAGTCGTGAAATCCTCGGGCTGCGAATTGCCCGGATCCTTGTTGCTCATTTGAAACTCTCCCCGTTAGACGCGGCGTCGCCGCATTGTGAATGCACTCATCTGTGGATTGCCGGAACCGGTCAGCCCGGACAGCATTACCGAAAGGTCAGGTCTACCGCCAGGTGCCTGCCCGGCCTGTCCAGGCGGTACCCCATGCATCAGTCCGCTAGGCGTCAAGCCGCCCTGCAAACCTCCGCCTCCGCCCGGACCACCGGGCTCCCCTTCCGCCCCTGGCACTTCTTCGGCTTCTGCCGCCGGAACTCCGGGGGGCGGGCCCTTAGGTGGTTGAGGCGCGAACGCCGCTGCCACCACCTCTTCAATGGGCTTGCCTTTTTTGAGTCCGGTAACAATCTGCGAGAGTTTCGCCACGGCATCTGCGGGGTCCATCCCCTGTTGAGCCATTGCGGGGATTGCCTGCACGTACGCGAAAATGCCCTGCTTGATCGCTTCGCGTGTTTCTTCAACATCAACCTTCGAGGTTTCCTCTGTGACATTCAGATCCAGTGGAAGTTGACGCATGAAGTTGTCACGGGAGATAGCCTTCTCGGCCCGCAGTTGGAGCAGCATGACAATGGCCCGGTTCGGGTCCATGCCAGTTGCGAAGCCGTAGATGCAATCAACCGAGTAGTCACCCTTGATGTCTTTGCTCGGGGTGTAAGCAAAGTCGTACGGGATCCCTGCGGCCTGGCCCTTCACATTCTTAGTCGTGCCGGGCCACAGCTTTTGATCCATCTTGAAACAGAGGGACAGCGCATCAACAAAGGCGTCACGGAACGCCGTCTGTGCAGCCTTGACCTGGGAATCGAACCCGCCCATGAGTGCCTGCACACCACGGCCGGTGATGATGGAGGCGTCCATGTTCCCGCCCCGGGCCTCAGGGTAGCGGGCCCCCCGGCGCATTTCCTCAGCCATGAACTGCTGTTGCGTGAACCCGGCCGGGGACAACTCCAAACCCACGCGACGGATCTTCTCAGGTGTGGCTGACCGCAGAATCGCGTCAGGCCCGGTCGTTATCTCCTGCACATCGGTGGGCAGGGCCAGGGGGGCTTGTACGGCTTTCTCCGTGGCCTCAAGTTGAAGCTTCGCCAACACGTCCCGTGCGAGCTGCACCCAGATCACGTCATCGAACTGCCCCTTGGGCTCGCGCAGGTCCAGCCACGATTTGTGCGCGATAACCACCGGCACTTCACCTAGCCGGTTCTCCACGTCCACCAGGGCCAGCGGCACACCCCCGGCAACCACGAGGGAGATCTGGTCCTTATCGCAGTAGCGGATGATTTCCACACTGCCGCTGCCGCCGTGGTCTTTGGCGCACTTCATGATCTGGTCGTAGTACTCGGGCCAGTTCTCAGCCAACACCTCGGTATCGCCATACCACCTCTTGGTGTACGAGGTGATGCGGCCCCACCGGTCAAACTCCGGATACCCGCCCAACGGGTCCTCAATCACGATGCGCGGCAGCCGGGCCTCAAAATCTGGCTCTATGTAAAAGACACTGCGACCGTACGAGTAGTAGTGGTCCGCGCCGGTCAACATCTGCACATCGAGTTTGCAGTGCTGCACGTAGTTGTTGACGATCTTCGTGCGTTTGTCGGCGAACCTACGGGCCGCATCCGACGCCATCGTGGCAGAAGAACAGTTGAAGGTGGGCAGAGGCGCCGTGATCTCGGCCAGATCCCTCGCCACGGTGTCCACGAAATTAGCGACAATGGGCTTAGGCCAGTTCTCCGACACCAGATCCGGGAACACCTGGTCCAAGTTGCCTTGACGGCACGCCCGGACATCCATCCACCGGGCCTCGGCAGCAGCGAACCGCGTTTGCAACCGCTTACATTTGGCTACAATCGCCCTCTCATCAAGCGGCATGACATGTCACCCCCATTGGGCAGCCGCCAGATCATTAAGGTTAATAACCGTCTGCTGCGATTTGCCTCTGCGACTCAAAAACCGGTTAGGCATGAAAGCTTTGATCGACCCGTCACCCAGCATCGCCTCTTGGCAGATCTCCCGGGCCCTGATCTCAGCGAACCACAACGCCATCACCATGTCAGTCTTGGCCTTGGTAGCCGGGGACCAGGTAATCAACTGTTCGATAAGCTGCTTACCGGGCTCGAAGTTGGCCGTGGAAGGTAGCTCGATAAGCCCCTGCTCAAACAGGATGGCCATAGACGCCACCCCGAAACCGGAGTCCCACTTATTCTTGTACGTCAG